TAAGCTTCGAAAGCCTCTTCCTTAGTATTATAAGAAGAACCCAAATATGTTTCTTTATCATTAATATATATGCGAGAAGACCAAGTATTTCTTCTTTTGTCAAATTTTGCGCCTGGGAAACCTGATTTTGACATTTTTATTCTTTCGTCTAAAGTATAAAATTTTCCATAATAATGATGTTTATCACCTTTTACTGTAGAATCATTTTTAAGTCTGGTTGCAAGCATAGTTTTAGTTCTTTTCGCTATATGTTCCTCGCTTTGTGGACCAAATTTTATACCTTTGTTCGAATCAGCAGCAACTCTTTTATTATAACCAAAATTTTCATCATTTGATTGATACATTTGAATATAATAATCTTCTTTAATAGTTAATAATGATAAATCTTCCACATTCTCTAAAATAAAAAACATAAAATTTTCTATACCATATTTTTTAACAGCACGTTTAAAATGTTTATTCTCATGCACACCGTTAATTGATTCGCAAATATGTGTGGATGTCCGATGCCTAAAATTAATAGTCTGCCCAATATATATTTTCCAATTAACTACATTCAAGATTCCGTAAATACATCCCATAATAATTCCTCTACTCATATATATGCTATAAATAAAAATTTGTTATATATAACAAACCAAGTAATTATGGTATTGGGTCAATTTGTTCAATATAATTTGGTTGGTCTGGATTTGGATTTTCAGGTCCAATCCTAGATGTAACATTAATACCTATAACAGATGCTACTGGATAATCAAAATATAATTCAGCATTTACTACCAATGTAATATTTGCACAAAATATATGTGTTGTATCATCTAATGGAAAATCAAATTCCTCACCTTCATCAACTGATGTTACAACTATACCCTTTTTAAGCAATCTTGTTTTTTGGTAACGCATGAGAGCGGCTGTGATTTCATCAACTACTCTATTTCTGACGGGTGTTTTGGAAGCAAACACTTGTAATTGAAAAGTAATATCTGATAAATAGCCATATCTTTCAGCAATAACTCTTTGCCGATATGGTTTTGGCTTTGGTTGATGTTCCGTACCAGGAAGATATTGCTGGTAGATGGTTTGGTCATCCGAAAAAACGTCCTGAACAAATCCACCACCGATTCCCAATGTTTGTGTTCTAGAACTTAATATCTTAACAGTAATTAGCGGCCATGACCTCACATCAATTCCCCAAGCCTCTCTGATTAATGGCATTTGTATAGTACTTCCTGGGGAACCAAAGTTGGACACAGTTTGAAAATAATATCTAAGTTCTTGTATAATTTCCTCTTTTGTTTTGGTTCCTAAACTTTCAAAATATATCGGACTGCTCATTGTTTACCTCCCTTCTTTTGGAGATGAAACAAATCTACCCAATTTATTTCTAACATTATAATATTGTTTTCCAGTGGTAGATACACCATATATGACATCCCTTCCTTTTGCCATTTCAATCAATGAACGCATTCTGGTAGTTACGTAATTATCTATCCACAATTCCATTTCACTATTAACATTTTGATAAATATTTGCCCCTCTTATACCTGGATGAACCCAATTATGACCTCCGGTAATAGGTCTTGATTTCTTTCTTGGATTTTGATTAGCGTTAGGATTGCCTACTTTTCTAAAAATAACCTTACCACCAGGTAATCTCATTTTTACCGTTTGTCCAAGTAAACTTTTTTTCATATCAAATGGACCAAAACCAGCATTCAATATTGCAAAATAGCTTTTTGTAGATGAAACAGTTATATTATTATCTTCGATTTTATAATAAATAGAACTAAAAAGATTTCCACTACCATATCCTTTATTAAACGTTAAGGCTATTTTTGATTGAACTCTATTTTTTGCTTCTTGAGCTATAACTTCTCTAATATTAGTAAAAATCATTTCTATTTCACTAGCTCTAATTTTACGTGCCAATAAAGCCTTTTCTTCCAAGCTAAAAGACTTAATTTGTAACTCTAAAGCATCAAACGAGGCGCTCATGATGTTAATCCGTTAATCCGTTGTTAGGTTCAAAGTAAAAATTTCTAATCATAATAGATGCAGGGAAATTTGCACCAGGCATAGTTCCACCTTGACCAATTGGTGGAGTAATCATTATACTTGCCATAAAATCTTCATGAGTTTGACCATACATACCTGGAACTGGAATTAAATATTTTTCATCTGTTTTATCTATACGAGAAAGTGTTAATTCTTGATAATGTCTGTATCCTTGATGTTCAATTGCTTCAGCAGTATGGATTTCATAACGTTCATTACTAAATGTAACGATGATATCTTTTTCAGACATGATTGGATTTGTAATAATTGTATGAGCTTGAGGTCTTTGTACTATTGTTAAACCAGCCTGTTCGATATTGACATCTACTTTTCCAGGTACAAAACTCATTTTTAATTGTATTGGTATAGCAAAACCACCCATATATGACGTTCCAAAACATATTGCACATTTATCAACAGCACATTGGTCACTTAATTCATTAAAATAAGTACATCTTTTACCAAAAGTTAGTCTTCTTAACCAAACTACTTGCTCTCCAGCTAATTCTAATTCTTCGGCACGTAAAATAGGAAGCTGTTTAATAAGATTATGTATAGCATCTTTATCTTGGATACTTAATTGACCTTTTGTAGAGTTTATCCAAGATTGATAGCTTTCTAAATCTTTATATCGCAAAGCATCAGGATGATAGAAGCCGTCATCTGAGTTACTAGGATATGCCATTTCAATGCTCCTTGTCCTAAAAAATCATTCTATCCTTTTTACTGCTATTACAAAATCCACAAAGACCTTGAATATTTTCAATATAATTACTGCCACCCTTTGAAAATGGTACAATATGGTCCATAGTTAATTTTTCGAACCATTTATAACACCAATTACATTTATATCCTTGCATTTCACAGACTTCAATCCATTGTTCTTTAGTATAGGAGCCTTCGGCATTTAACTTTAATGCTATACGTCTTTGATTTATAATATTTATCTTTTCTGGATTTTCTTTTGCCCATTTTGCAGCACTTGCTTTTATTCTTTCTGGATGAACTTTGGTAAATCTGATTCGTTTTGCTTTCTCTTTCTCTGGATTTGCTTTCGCATATTGTTTTTGATATTGTTTTATTATTTTCGAATTAATTTTCGCATATTTGATAGTTAATATAATATGACACTCTTTGCAATGAGCATATAAACCATCTTTTCCTCTTGTATCTTTATAAAATTCACTAAAATCCTTTTCAATCTTACAAGTACTACACTTTTTCATAAAATCAACCATTTCTTCTCATGCTCGTCTTTTGTAATATAAACTATTTTACGCTCATATATCGTTCGGTACATGTGAAAAATACATATATAATTATTACACAAAGGACGGGACAAAAAATCACGTAAAAATATTACAGTTGTATTAGACATTTTTGTTAAGACCACCCAAATTAGCAATTAAAGATGCTGTTTGAGAGATTTTAATTTGAATTGTATTCTTTTCTTCAACAGTTTCAGATTTTTCTAAAGCAGCCTGTAATTGTTTATATGTTTGTCTATGATTTTCTAATTGATTTGCTAGATTTAAAGCCCTATAAACACCCTTCATTTTGTTAGGGTCAGGTGGTTTTGGTCCCAATAATCTTTGTACCATTGGGCCATGTTTTGGATGTAATCTTAATTCCATTTCTTCTTGCCCATGACCAGCAGGTATTTCTTTTTTTGGAACTACCTGAGTAGTCTCTGCAACATTTTTTGGAACATTTGTACTCAAATTTTGACTCATTTGTTTTGGTTTATAAGTAAAAGAACTTCTTGGTGGAGCAGCCAAATCTGGTTGTCCTGGAGCCTGGGTTTGCCCCGGCATTGGAGCTTTTGGAGCAGGAGTTTTTGGTGCCGAAGAAGGAGACGGAGGCATAAGTGATAATGGTTTTGGAGTTGGAGTTTTTGGAGCAAGAGGTTTTGGAGAGTTGCGAAGAAATGCAGCTTCTATAGGACGACTTATCTTACGAGAGTCATTTTCCATTTTTTGAAGATGATTAAATCTTTCTTCAACCTTTTTCTTATGTTCTTCTGCTTCTCTTTCATCGCTTTGTCCAGATTCTTGACGTGCTTGTTCCTCTTCTCTTTTATTTTTATTTTCTTTTAATCTTTGGTCATTATCACGGTCAACAACATGCCCTTTATGAGCACCTTCAGCAGGAACTGATGAAGCAGGTTTATTTTCTGCAGCAGGACGAGGACTATTGACAAAATTCAAAGCTCTTTTATATAGAGAGATTTCATCATTATATTCATCTTGATTATCCTGATAATTCATTTAAATTAAACCCTTCTTTTTATTTCTGGCACGATTCCTATGATATGTTCTGCGACAAGTTAAACAATTTCTTTCAATACGTCCATCTTTTCGTGTTCTATAAACCGTATTTTCTGCTGTATATTCGTGACCCTGTTTACAACAATTTGTTTTTTCTTTTAATCTACTAATTCTTTTACATTCCTTGCAACGTCTTTGCAATTTATTAGTCTTTTTACTGAAATACCATTGAATATTTTCTTCTGTATATTCGTGACCTTTAGCACAATATGTTTTCTTTCCATGAAAACTAGATTCAGACATTTTATCTCTATGTTCTTGTGAAAACGGTGCTTTTTTCACACCATTATTTCTGTCAGCTATTGGTCTTATGTTATATCCATTTTTTACCGAATCAAAAGCATTAATATAATATTGTTCTATTTTAATTAAATTTTCTTTATTGTCAACGTATTCTATAACGGAAAACTCAAAATTTTCTATGCCATATTTATTGACAGCATTTTTAAGTTTTGCATTTTCGCACTTACCATTTTTAATTTGAGAAAAATGAGAACTCTCTCTACCAAATAAATTACTAGAACTTCCTATATAACATTTGCCATTTATTAAATTTTGCAATTGATAAATACCCATTAATATTTTACGCATTACAAACTCCAATAACGCCCAGCAGCGCGAATTGGAGGGACTGAAATGTATGGCATGTTAGCTTGAGTTATGTATCCAAAACCGTAGGCGTACTGCCGTTTGTAAATTTTCATCTGTTCATTCGCTTTATCTAATATAGTTTGTGCCATTGCTGAATATGCTGCTGATTGTTGAGGTTTATTTATACTTATACCTCTATCATTATAAGTTACTGCTTGTGATGCGATTTTTATCGCTTGAGCCTGCATAGCTAGGCCAGTAGCATATTGTAATATTGTATTTATATAATAGAGAGGAACATTGAACCAAAACCAATTATTCCTTGCGGGCAATGAATTTAAATTATCTAAAGAATCTTGAAGATATTCAGATAATTCCTGGTCGCTAAATATCCATCTAGTTGGGTCTGGGTCCATATCTTTCATTCTTAATCTTAAACGACTTATCGGGTCAATTGGCGTGAGTACAGCCCCATCAAAAGGAACAATATCAAATCTCGCCGTCGAACTCATTGATTGTCCCTCAATAACCCAATCAAACGTTGCTGTATAAGAACCAACCGATAATAACATACTATCTATATTTATATAATAAAAAGTACTGGTGATTGGAATTGCCAATAGATTAACATTAACTGGTATCGGACCATTCGGAGTTTGATAATAAACATTGGCAGTAGGAGTTATATTATAATCCGGTGGTCTAGGATGACCAAATTGGTCCAATGTAGTAACTGTTACAGTAACTTGACAGCCTTGCGTAAATTGCGTTTGAACAGCCATTATATATTATCCTCCTTCATTATACAAATATTCATAATTATTAAAAATGTAGCTATAATATCATTTGATAAAATGATATAGAAGGAGATGTTATAAATATTTCAAAAACATAATTACCAGCTTTCATATCCAAAGAAAATTTACCATTGGAATCTGTTGTAACAGAAGCGTAAACAGTTTGCGTTTCTCCATAATAAATTGTAACGGATATATTTGGTAATGGATAAGAAGGAATAAAAGGTGTTGTAGGAGTACCTGCTTGAACTGCCGTACCTATCTGACATCCAACGGTACTGTTTTCTCTAAATGTTTGACTAAATTTTACAGATTTGATTGTTTGCGGCAATGTCATTTCATAACCCATAGGAATAGGATTGTTAGCTGGAAATGCATTCAATCCAAACTCACCGCCTGACTGGTCAGTTATTATAATATCATTTAATGGAATATTTTGAGTTTTTGTACTACTTCTAACATTGCCTATATTAGGTTTAATGTAAATTTGTTGACTTCCCGTAAAAGGAGGTGGCGGTGATGGTATCGTAACAGGAACATTGGGTGGTATATCATTATATTTTAAATTGAAACGACATAATGGATTATTTTCAATCCAAGCCATACCAAAATTATTATTCCACATGTCAAATGTTGGATAATATGTACTATCTGTTAAAAAATCTTTAATAATCAAAATAAAATGAGAAGGTGGGTCTGTATTATTTGCTGCTGGAGTCCAATTTATACCATCTAATGAAAAATTACCGATAGAATCTGCTGGAAAAATTAAAGAAGCATATACAGCCAAATAAAATCCATTATATACGCCAATAAATGCTTCTTCACCGTCATTAATATCATTTAAAGATGTGAGCGATACAATAGATGGAGGATTTAAATTAGGAGAATAAGTCTCATATATAATTGGAAATAAAGTAAAACCCGCATAATTTAACGAGGAATAAAGCAACGTTATTGGTGAAAATAAAGTAAATGCCATTTATTATACTAAAGTTGGACACAAGGTTATAATAAAATTATTCATATTTAAATCGGCAACCGCTGAATCATCACTATCTGAAGCAAAATCAATGCTCAAGAAATCTCCCACATTAAATGTTGTAATCCCAGATATATCAAAAATTCCGGTAGAAGTTGTTGGTCCAGAAACAACTGGTGAAAATGTTAAAGTACCAAAAGAATTACCATTTTGATTTAAATTAAATACAACGGTTTGAGTATTATTGGCATATGCACAGTAAACTTGATGGCTGCCATTAGCAGATACAGATTGAGACATAGTAAACTGTCTCGCAACTACATGAGTAAATATAGTTGTTGGGCCAGTATTACTAACTTCAAAAGTTTGAATTAAATCATATGGTGCATTTAATCCAGGAGCACCAACTATAATTTGAGGATTTGAAAGCATGGTTAATGGCCTATTTGGGTACCCACCGCCAGGAAAAATAAAAACACAATATGTTCCCTGAACTAAATTAGTAAACATAGCTACACCTTGACCAGTTGGTGCTCCATTTGTTCCTATAGTCGAAGATTCTATAAGAAGATTGTTTACATCCATAGCATTAACTATGATTCCATCAGGAACCGGGTCCGAGTTATCTTTCACAAAGCATATTTCATAAACTGACATTTTTAATCTCCCTTATTTTTGCACTCACATATAAGTATGCGCGAAAATGAGCTATATAAAGTTTACCGAAGCTGATAAATCATATATACCCATCTGATGTGATGCACTGGTAAATCCAACATATACTTTTTTACTAGAATTATCAATAGTGAAAGAAAATATCATTGTATTATTCAAAGCGTTTTCAATTTGTAATGACGAAATTTGACCAAGTGGCATATCGACAACTACTGGATAAACTACATTAAAATCGGAATATAATTGAACCCAATATAAAAATCCATTATAATTTTCGGGAACCCAAAATACATAAGTATCTGTGACAGTCTGAATTACAGTCGGCAATATACCGGAAATGGCAATAGTTTTAGTATTTAAAATGCCATCAGTATAATAATTTACTTTGACCAATCCATTAATATCCAGATAAGCCGTAATAGGATAACCATTTTGGTCAAATTTTGTATTTGATTGACTCGCACCTTCTATATAAAGTAGTTCTTGTGTCCAAGATTGGGTTGTATTTTTATATTTATACCAAAGAGAAGAGTTTTTGGAATAAAAGATGTATTGACCAGATAAAAATACTGAATTACCCACATTATTTGGAACCAATGTGAATCTATCTATAGAAACGTTGTTGCTAAGAATAATTCCTTGAACTGGAAAATGCGGTAATCCTGCCATAATTAAAGCTCAAATTCTAAAGTATTTCGGTAGTTAGCTGCCATCTCTTCCGAAGTTATAATTGTCAAAATCTCGCTATATGGAATGGTCGTCTTAGGTGATAGCTTAATATAGCCTTCAATCGTAAAAGTTCCAGGTGAACTAGAACTAGAATTTATTGGACAAATCCCATCCGTTATTGGTAAATTCGACTGTGTTTGCAAGACATTTATCAAATCCCCGCTTGAATCAAAATTTAATGTGACATTTGAATTTGTAATTGTGACATTGAATGCAGGAGGATTAAAATGGATTCCAGAAAACATTGGAATAATCTCATAACTTCCTGGAGCTAAATTGACAATTTCAAAATATCCAGTAGCATCACTAATGGTAGTCATATTATTG